CTGCTATAGTCGGGAACCTGAGCTTGTGAGCCGCTCCATTGTCCAGAGCCTACACTAAGAAAATTCATGGCCCCGCTCAGCGATTGAGATATTGCACCCGCCGTATTTACAAAATCGAAAAACTTTTCATCATCCTGCATCTGTTGATACTGAGACTGCACCTTATCGGCCCTGTCCATTGACTGTGTAAATTGAAAATCAGCTTGCCGTTTCTGGAGTTTTAATCCTTTAAGATATTGTGCCGTCTCCTCCTTTGCTTTCCGTCTTGTCATTTTTGCATTGAACTCGGCACTGTCAAGAGAAATGCCCTTGCTAGCCAGAGAAATTCCTTTGCTTTCAAGGCGCCGTTCGAGATCTTGAATTGCAAAAGCACCCTTTTGCCCAATTCTAGACGCTTGCCGTGCATACTGCTTTGTAGTCTGGAGTTGCATTTGCAAAGGTGTTCCTGATCCCCGGACACCTCCTAGGGCAGCCTTCCTTTGCTGTTCACCCACGGCTTGAGACTGTTCTCTGGCAACGTCTCCTAGGGCCCATTGGGTCTTTGCCCCTATCTGTGCCCGCATTTCTCTGCCCTCGCGTTCAAGCAGTCTTTTCTCTTTTCTGAGTAAGTCGCGTTTTTTCGATATTGTGTTCAGCCGAAAAGAAACGGTATCAAGGGTGCGTTCCAATGACATTTTGGCAGACTGTTTTTTTAAGGATATTTGGTCGTATGCCAGATCTTTCTGTGTTTGAGCGTAATCTTTTGCCTGAGACGCTTTGTCTTTCAGACTTTGCATCTTATAATCATATTGCTGGTCTTTCCAAACGGCATTGGTAATTGATGCACCGATTTGATACATCCCCCCCATCATGCCGGCTATTTGACTTGCTGTCCCAAACATCAGTCACTCACCCCCATATCTACAGAGATAGCAGCCAATGTCATGGGAAGGGCCTGGTTCTGTGTTACCACAATATATCCTTCTCGCGAATAATTTCCTGGGAACGAAAGTTCTTTATCCCCGGTATATAACGAGGGGGGTACACCCATTAAATCCGTACCGTTCCTAAAAAGAAGGGTCTCCGTATCGTTGTCAGTCGGCCCGGTTTTTCCCCCAAGCGTTTTATAAAACCGCAGTCTAACGTTATTAACTCTTCGCTTTCTTGCAATTGTCTCGGCATTTTCCATCCGCATTGTTCGCACCGTAGACGTATATCCAAGTCCAACATGAATAGTGTTAAAATATTTATCAAGAGAGACATTGTTATTACTTACCGTTTTGTTCGGATGGGCTCCACCGTCTGCCGTGATAGCAACGGTTTCATTATTGAGATGGGTCATGTTCCCTATTTCATTCACTACTTTCTCGGCGCTACCGTCTGAAGCATTGTTGTTCGCATATCCTGACGAATCTATTTGTGCCGTCCCGTTTTTATCATAGAGGGCAAAAGTCGTATTGTTCTTGTTTTTCAACATAAACACCTGCCCGTTGACGTTGTTAAAATTCGATACCTCGGTCACGCGGACAGTTTCATTGTTGTTGAAATTTGTAGAATTCCCAAAGGTGATTGTTGCGTTATTATTTGCCGTTATCTCGGTTATTGCTTCGTTTGCCCCATAGTCGAATGTTTTCCCACAGTCAACCTCAAACCAGTTTCGCTGGTCGCTTGGTTCTTCTAGGGTAAAATATTCGACAAACCGTTTCTCTGCTCCATCTATAGTACGTTTTACTACAAGCCAAACTTCGTCGGCACCATCCTCCGTGGGAAGTACGGCCACAGAATCAACATCACCGTCAATATCGTGGTCATGCCATGCTATGACATTGTGTTTGGGGTCATAAGTAAGCCCTTTCAATTCGTTTTCTTCAGTGACACACCAGACACACGGAAACGGGGATTGCATAAATGCCCAATCTTTTATTCCATCTTCCGTGGCGTCCGTCATCCATGAAAGGTCGCGGGATTCATATGCGGCAGACCGGTCATAGTAACGATATTCCATTATCCGTGTCCCGTCACGCCGGACAAAAAGAAGCTGGTTCCCGATTACAAGAGCTTGAATGCTTTTACTTCCAAATCCTGTTTGTTTATAAATATATGCCGAGTTCGGATTTATAGTAATATTGGCCCTCCATTCTCCCATAAGTGTGCCAGCAAGGATATCTCCCTTTGTCTGCATCCACCTGATTTGTTCGCTCACTTCACTGTCAACATCAAACGTGAATGCATCGCTGGACGTCGTAGTGTTATTAGCTCCTGTAGCATTATTAAAGTTATGGACATCAAGAGCTCGAGAGCCGGTAACCGTTTGTGGTTTGTTCACAGAACCCCCTAAAACCATCCTGCCGCCCGCGAAAGTGATTGCAGCAGGATAATTACCGCTACCCGAAACCCACCCGTTGGGATCCGAAATCCAGCTTGTTTGATTGTCCAAGGTGAAATTACTGTTAGCATATGTAAGTTTTTTCATTTCGTGTGCTGTGTGAGCAAAATACATTGAAGGGGCATTGTTCGCATCTATACGCCGAGCATATTTTAGCTCATAAATATCGGTGGTATTGTATGAGGTTGACAGTTCTATGGTATTGTTATTGTGTGTTGCTTGGTTGTGATTTTTGTCCCAGAACCGTGCATACGCATTGCCAAAGTCACACATAAACGTAGTGGTGGCGTTTGCAATAAACGGAACGAGCTTGGATGCAGTAGAGGCATTTTTCGTCTCACCGACATAATGGGTTCCGGGTCTTCGTTGAACTCCACCGGAGGGCAGGACAACGAAATTGGTGAGTACGCTACATCCCTTGTAATACTGTTGTATATCGAGTCTGCCGTCAAACTTTGAAGATAGTTTCCCAGCTGTAAAATCTGTAATGATACGCGAAGTTTTTCTCATCCTTCGTCTACCCACCAATCATGAGCGGTTGGTCTCTGTGTGCCCTCCTCCCCATCTAGAGCCTTGGCCTCTACTAGCCTTCTTTGAGCCTCTGCTTCAAAGAACTGAATCGTATTAAACGACTGTGAGATTCTATACGCAAGTTTTGAGGCCAGGAGATACACATAATACTCCGAGAACAAAGAATCCCATTCTTTTGTTTCTGTGATTCTCCCTAAATATAACAGGTGTGCGCTGGCAAGCGAGGTGTAGAGCTTCCTGCCTTCAACGATATAGTCTTCTTCAGGTTGCTCTTCGTAGTCTCCGTCACTGTCAGAGGTAATCGCAAGGACTTTTAGGCAATACGGGCTCAAAGGCAGTTGATATACATAATCATATTCGGTCATGTTCGTCTCGTTGAGTTCGGCTAGGTCCTGCCTGCAAAGAGCGAAGTTCCATCGATGTTTCCTAATAGCTTCATCTATAACCGGTTCAAACAAAAGATTGCAAAGAACAGCGTTCTCGTGAGACTGGTCAAGAGACGTAATCCTGCCCTCTCCTAACAGCGTGAGAGCATAATTGCACGCCTCGACACTACTGCTTATCATCTAGCCGCCTTTATCCGCTTGTCCCGAAGCATCTTCTGATATTGGTCTTCGGTCACAAAATGATCTGGTGCCTTCTGTCCTTCAGCCGGAGGGGGAGCGTCATAATCTTCTACAACCTCACCTTTTTTATAATACCTGCCGTTGAAACAGTCCCGGATACATACGAATCTCATGGTTCCTCCTTGGAAAAAGGGCGGGACTGAGCCCGCCCGTGATATTAAAGATACAACGCAGCCGTTGCATTTCCGCCGGTCATGTTGTTACCAATTTGAATAGCAGCCCGGATATACCGTCGTGTAGAGCGTGGAAGCGGGATATCAAGCAGAGTTGTTCCTGCAACCGCATCGTTGTAGTTATAATTTTTCCCGGACACGACATTGTTCCATGCAGAGCCGTTGTCGCTATCCTGGATTATCGGTTGTGCCGTTGCTGCCGAATTGTCGGCGTTTGCAAAATTCTCATTGACCATCATGATGCAGTGTAGAGGGCGTCCGTCCCCCCACTCACAGTTGTTGTTCTGGAGATCAATATAGTCATTTGAATATGTGCCGTTTTCAGTGGCAACATTTGCATTGTCGAAAAATGTTAGTCTTTTATCTATAAACATTGTTACCCCCTTAACTCACAACGCCTTCAGTATCGACGATAGCCTCACAGAGACGAACAGGAATACCCTGAAAAAAGGTAGTCGGTCGTCCCCATGCCTCGCCAATCGTGAGGTTGACGTTTGTCTTGTTCTGAGCTGCGATATCCAACTGGGTCTTTACTGTACGGTTTACGTACATCACCACGTTTTCGAGAGAGGGGAACCTATTGATTACAGTAATAATGTCGTCACCTGTTACGTTATTGTTTCCATCAGTTCCGATGTTGCATATTCGCTGGATACAGCGGTCATCTGCCACACAGACAGCAAACTGCAACAGAAAACGAGTCACTTTTGCGAGATACGCAGAGTTCCCGTTTTGCTGCATTAGCTGTTCGCCTAGGTCCTGCATGTCCAGCATTTCTTTCCCGTCCCGGGGATATGCGAAATACACCCCGTCCAACCCCCATTTAATGAGGTATGCGGAAGTGACAGAATTTGCATTGTCCGCCCCGGCAGAGTAGATGTTTGTGTTCCCCCAGGTGGTGTTATTGTTGTAGCGAGTTGCAAACCCATGAGGTTCTTTGATATCGCTTGTGTTATTACCGTAGAAAATCTTGGTGTGTGCAGTTTTGGTAAGTCCTCTAAATTGAATCATATCGTTATCATAACGATATTTTTTCTCGTCTTTTGCTTTCCCGAGGATGCGAGTGTCAATCCTGTTATATCCTTCCAAAAGGGAAATATTTTCTTTTACCTGTCTAGTGGTTCCGGTTTCATAGTCAACAAATTCGTTCGGGCCGGTCCAGGAACCGCTTGGCTCAGAGTTAACCTGTGTATACTCATGGCTAGTAAAATCGTTTGCTTCTGTCCAGTACCCCTCTTCAAGAATGGGGTTCTGCTTGGAAAGGACGTCAACTATTTTGGCTAATTTGCCATCAGGATCATGACGTTTCGCTACCTCAGCCAATGTGTGTTCAACATTCGTGTCTAAAGCAGCCATGTTTTACTCCTTAATCTTTATAAATTACATCCCAGGGCTGTTTTGCCTTTTGGGATGTGCCTCCCTCTCCTGGTACAAGCGTGTCCTCGCTGACCGCTTCCGCAAAAGCGTGCATAGTCTGTATCATGCGCGGATCGTTTCCGAGTCCTGTTTCTTCAAGATAATCCATAAACCCATCGGGGCCGAACGTTTTTACTGCTCGCTGTGCTTTCTCAAGGTTTTTCTCGTACTCTCCTCCCCACGTCTCGCGGAGTTTTGTCTCTGCACCTTTAACAGCCTCTGTTTGCTTTTTTTTCAAAGCGTCACCTACTTTCTTGGCCTGCTCTGGTGTGAGCTCAGCCTCGTAAGCAGTTTCTTTCAGCCAATCTTCATCTAGCTCATACCTGTCTTTGGATTCGGGAATGCCTAGTTTTTGTTTGTAGGCTTTCCTTTCCTCCTCGGAGGCGTTTTCTCCAGGAATCAACACAGCCTTTGACAACCTATCTTCTTGTTTCAGATACGCCTCAGCCAGCTCACTTGTGTTGCGAAAATTTGTGAAACGATCATCCTCTCGAAGATCCGTTCTCAAGCCTGCTCGCCATCCCAGCGATTGCGATGATGTCTGGTTGTTTCCCTCAGCCTTGTTCCCTTCCCCCGCATTATTGCCCTCTTGGGGGTTGTTCCCAGCAGCCAAAGTCCCTTCCGTATCTGACATAATTATTTCTCCTTGCTCGGGTCTAATTCCGTATATTTTCGTGCTATTTCAAACACGTTTTTCTCTTGATATGCTCCAATCCTCCATAGTAACCAATTGGCAAAATTAGATAATGCAACATCAGCCTCACTCGTCTTGTGCATATTAAAATGCCCCAGCTCGTTGAGCATGTCTGCCAACACAGTAGGTCCTTCACCGTCACAGAACACAGCTCGATATAACAATGTTTTGTTCTCATCCTCTTTCATTACAATGCCCCTTGTGCCTGAGCCGACATTCCCTCGCCCTTTTCTGCTGTCTTCTGGTATATTTCAGAAGCGTCTTTAGCCATCTGCATTTGCTGTAATTGCTGTTGCTGTTGTCTTTCTCTTTGAATAATTTGTGCCACTTCGTCATCGCTGTTGATAAGACTTTCTTTCATTCCGTTGCTTACCAGCAGATGCTTTGCCAACTGATCCCAGTTCACCCTGTGCCGAATGTTCGGTGCCACTTCTATCAAAGGAAGCAGCTGAGCTAATGCTTGATTTACGCCCTGTGTCTGATAATATCTTCGTTGCGCCTGGGCCAATGGACCGACATATTCAATTTCAAGTTTTGTCTCTCCCCCTTGAATCTCAGGAGGTATTTGTGGTAGCCACCCGTTTCTATAAGCGATACCAAAACATCGATCAAATATCGGGTCAAGCAACTCTGAATTAAGCCGACCAACAATAGCTCCCAATACAGCAGCTTTCTCCCCTTGCATTTCCATTACCTGTGTTGCAGTCATGTCTTGCTGTTGCATTTGAGAGAGCATGAGGAAGAAATCTACTTTAAAATGTTCGCGAATTGAACGCTCAATTGCTTCCTCTCGGTCTCTACCCACGGGATAATTGCCGCCGATGTTCATGGGGAACACCTGTCTTTCGGGATTAGAATACGGGTTCATGCCACGGGGTTTTATCTGTATCTGCCCCTGTTGCTCACTCGGGTAGTTAAGTGGAGGTTCTACTTGAAGCTGTGCAATTTTAGTGATTGTTTTGCTCATCTCCTGAGAACGTTTGATATCTGATAGTGCGTCCCATGCAGGAGAACGACCATACTCTTCCTCTGTATTAGTTCTCCATCTCCACACAACATAGGGATTTTCATCGTATCCCCCTTCTTTTAACAACCGCGTCCCGTTATCTTTCCAATAATAGCTGGCAAAGGGCTTGTTTTTGGCATCCTTCTTTCCTCGATCAAAATCCTCTCTCGGGAAAACCGCATGTTTATAAATATCCTGTTCATATGGCTGGTCTTTCATTGTCTTTACGTCTCGCTCATCAAATTTATCTTCACCGAAATATTTGAGAGCGTCTTTGTTGAGGAGATAAAATTTCCGAAACACCGTATCGACTTGACCATAAATATTTTCAGCAATGTAAATCTCTTTTGGGTGCATCGACCGAAAATTTATAGACTTGCGCTCCAGCATCTCTTCTATGTACATGGTAGCTGTTCCAAGCGAGCCACCATCCATAAATGTTTCAGATATTGTTTCATAAAAATTCGAGCGTCTTAGAATCCCATAGAGCACCCGCTCTACCTCTTGAATCCACAGCCGAACAGCTTTTTTTTCCATTATCCGTTCATTCTCGAATTTCAAGTTGAACCACGTTGTAGTTGGAGATGTACAATATCCCTGAAGGCCGTCTGCCAACAGAACAAGTGCCTGTTGTGCCGTGGAATCATAAATCTCTTCAGTCCTCTTCTCACCTCTCCTAGATTCGTCAAAATCCAGGTTTGCTCGTCGCGGGATGACGTATGTTCCTATCTCTTCCCACGTAGTAGAGAAATATTCTCGCCTATCTTCGAGTTGGCTGAATCGTTTTTCTAATTGTTCGACTACTTGATTCTCATCCATAATTACTGTGTAAGCAGAGAAGTTTCTCTACTCGACTTCTCCCATTTATCCGTACTAGCGTTGTAGGTATAAATATTACCTTGATCATCTACAACCCAGAATTGGTTTTGACCATTTTCTTTGCCCCACCCTATTTTTAGCCCCTGTTCTCGAGCTCTATCATACACCGGAGCACCAAACTCGCTCTTGTCTATCTCTTTCACATTTGTTATGTGAATACCTTCTTTTGCTGTCTTTGTCTCAGATTCCTCGGCTTTGGGCGGCCCCTTTGTCTCTGCGGGCTCTTCCAAGGGAGACCGGTTTTTACTCGGGCTTCCGATGAGCGATGTCCCCATCCCCTCTTCCAAGCCCCCTTCTTTGTAATATTCCTGTGCATAGGTCTTCCACTGTTCTCTGTCTGCGTTCTCGGGGTCCAGCCCTTGCTCTTCTAGGAGCTCCTTTACCTCCTCTATTTCCTCGTCAAGAGGTTTCCTCCCAATCACATCTTCGATCCATTGGCGTATCTTTTGCCACGGAATACGGGGGCCCTTCCTCTCCTCATCCTCGTTCGGCTTTTGGGGCCCACGTTTTAGCAATGGTTCACGATCCCACCGGGCTCCCAGTCGCTTATCAATCAAATCTCGTTTTTCGTTAAGTAAATTCGCCATCACTCTTTCCTATAAATCCAGTCTTGTTTTCTAAGCTCCGTTTCAAGGCATTCGTCTACTGCGGTTTTGACTTCTGGGTCTACAAGAGACCAATAGTCATGTCCTGCAAGTACACCGCCCTTGCGTACCTTGGGCAGCCAGAGCGTTATATCCTGTTTGACATGTTCATATTTATGATTAGCATCGATATACACTCCATCAAAGAACTCGTCTGGAAATAACGCTGCTGCCTGTAGTGATGTAAGCCGTAATATGATAAAACCACGTTTTGAAAGCATGAGTTGGCAAGCTCTCACATACCGATTGTCCTGTTCCCATTGAATTACATTGTTTTTGTCTTGAGATTCTGAATCATACAGAAACGGGTCTATTCCAGTAAGCGTCTCACACCACAAAAGCAGGTCTCGTGCATTGTCGAGCTTCCCGCATCCGATCTCTGCAAGACGATTGAGGTCGTTTCTCTCTTTAACAATCTCTGCAAAGCCCCTCACTACTTCCCCTTATGTTTGAAATATTCTATCTGTTTAAGTCTCTTCTTTGCTGCCTTTTTAGTCTTATACACCTTGCTCAACGGTTTTCCTTTTTTCGAATACACTTTGTATCCATCACTTACTTTACGTATCATCATTACTCCCATTAGGGCACAAAAAAAGGCGACACCTTACCCGTTGTTATCACGAGTAAAATGTCGCCCTTCCTGGTGCGGAGTCGGCTACATTATTCTATTTTTAGCTGTTTCCTCAAAGGCATCTTTTTCATTTTCCTTTTTGCCTTTTTCTTTTCTCCGTATAATGTAGTATATTGTGCCATTCCTGTCAATATGATGAAATAGAAAAATAATGTTATCGTAATCCACGCAACATCAAATATCCCTATGTAATATACTAGCTCTTGTATCTCTTCATAGTCACTGAGAAAAAACAGGTCGAAAATTGCTGGGAACGCAGAGCCGTAAAAGAACCATCCTATAACAAACTTGCTCCGCTTTACCAGTATCGCACCGATAACCATAAACACGACCAAGTGAAATGCACAGCCCGCAAGAGAAACGTGCACGCCACTATATCTGACTACGACATGCGCAGGATCGATAAAGAAGCCACCGCCCCCTACGATAAGATGCCCGAGCTCATGGACAAACGTCCAGGGCTGCATCCATCTAATCCAGCCGATGACAACGCCTACGAGCGTTGCCAATATACACTTTGTTTTTATGGTCATCATATATAGTATATCACGGTATCTGTAAAATCTCAATATGTATACCGGAATTCTTTCCCATAAACTACCCGTGTTTCGGAACATTTTGGAAACAAAAAATTTCCGATTTTTTTCTCTTTTTCTCTTGACAAAAACCCAACGGTGGGTTATACTATTAATAGATCATGAGGAAATGGAGGAGAAAATGAAAGAGGCGATAGTAAAAGCAAAGGCAGAAGGCAAGCAAATAGCTTACCGTGCAATCGATGTCGATGAAGACTATCGAGTACCTTCGCCTGGCGAAACCCTTGAATCATCTTATGAGTGGGTCGATGGTGAATCAACTGGATATCAGCTTGATGGTGTCGCAGCTTTTGACGCTACAGAGGAGCCGGAGAAAGCTTATAAGACTGCTGTCGAATATTTTGCAGTTGGACATTTTGAGCCAGAAAGAGCCAGAATTTTATTGATAGCAGGTGATGACATTGGTAATGGAGGAATGCCGGAGCCAATGGCGAGACTGTATAGAGATGCAAAAGTTATTGCCGTTTTTGACGGAAACGGTAACGTCATAAAAAAATAAATCTTATGACCGGCGGGTCTAAAACGCGGAGGGCAGTATGGAAAAATATAAACTGGCAAAAATTGACAAAACGACAGCACGTGGATACAGAAAGACCGAATCGGGAACTATAGAAATAGTTGACATCCCGATTGATGATGACACAGTTGTTGATCGCTATGGTAGTCCCTATAATCTTGATGGTGAAATAATTGACTTATTGGGATGGCCAGACTCTAAGGCTGTACAGGTAGCACCATTTCTGTATATCGGACTAGTAGACAAAGCAGCTTCCGAGCTTGGCTCCCGGAAGTCTCCGGTTAAAGCCTCCGCTTCCCGTGAGAACGGGAAAAAGGGCGGCAGACCGGTAATCTATCGTGATGTATATGCGGTGCCAACCTATGAAGACTGCACCGACGATTGGATATACATTGGCGAGGCACATACCATGACCGAGGCTAGGGAAAAAATCAAAGAATCTGGATACAAAATAATGTGGGACGGTGGACTACATGTGCTGTCACCTGTAGATGATAGAGGTAAAAAGGTCTACACTATCACAGTGTGGCCGGATGAATAATCACACACCGGCCTTCGGGCCGGTTTTTTTATGTCTTGTCCTCCTTCTCGGGTTTCAGCTTTGTTTTGTCAATTCTGTCTATATGTACAATACATCCTTGATGCTTCGTGAATATCAAGCCCACTTCCCCATGTTCGGTTTCCATTTCTCGAGCGATAAGCCATGCCAGTTGTTCTTTCACTGTGCTATTGCACCGTAACATCGACCCTATCTCCCAACAATCGCTGTGCTTCAGATGCCATTTGCTTCTCAAATGTAGTCAGCTGTTGCTCAAACAGCTTCCTGTTTGCCTCTACTTTTTCATTCATCTGCCGCTCTACCGATTTAATTTTTATGAATTGGTTGGCAGTGACGTCATTAATGTTGGCGTGTATTTTGATCATTGTCCCTACTCCTTCTCAAACGGATCATACCCAGAATACTCAAGCGGTTTAATATTCAACGCCGATTGTATCGGGTATCTCTCTGCATACCACACAGCCTGTGATAATGACAGCACAATATCGTCATGCTGCCCAGGTTCCGCCTCGTATTGGTCGTGACCTCTTTTATTTATTTTTATGGTGAAGTTCTGCAATTCCTCCTTAATCTCTCGATTCGTTGGTATCGGCTGGCCTGGCATGTCTCCGAAATCTGCGAATTTAATACGCTGCGATTGAAACACAATCTGTAATGCTGCAGCTAGCTCCCGTTTCGGTACATTATATCCGTCCGGCGTTGTCACTATCTGCATCCCCCCAGTAATACTGATTGCAATATGCGCGATTCCCCGTTTCCTTAGCTCATCTCCCACAGCTCGACCGACTCCGGTAATATCCACTAGCGTCGTCGTCTCCCATTTCAGCTCTGGATTTTCGAGCAGCGCCTGTATTCTGTCACATACCTGCGGATATGGGGCTTGGCTTCTCTCAATCCATTTCACATGATATTCGGTCAAGATGTTATTACTCCCAACGTTTTCTGGACGAGAGAAAAGGGGTATCTCCTTGAACTGATGGACCGCCTCGGTGATGGTGATAGCGGTTCGGTCATTCATCCTGCCAAGATCAACGGACAGATAATATCTCATATCACAGCCTCAGTGGCTCTACTGTATCATCATTCTCTTGCGTATCAAACAGGCGCGATACTCCACCTGAAAACGCAACCTCTATATCATCACTGCTAATAAGCTGGCTTTCCGCATCGAGAAATTCGCACATATATTCTTGCATAAACCAGTAATATGGCAATTCTCTCCGCTTCTTTTCCAACCATTCTGCCGGAATCCTCGGACACTCTGTGGCAGGAATCATGATTCTCTTCCACCCTTCCCCGTGTTGCCATATCTCATAGAAAAACCCTCGTTTCCCACACGGTGTGGAGAGGAGAATAGTCTGTCCCTGGGAGACTGCCATCATCGGCTCTACAGCATAGTAGGTTTCTTGTGGTAACCTGCTCGCCTCGTCTATGATGAGCAGGTCCACTGCTGAAAATCCACGGATTGTCTTCTCGCTCCCAGGAAGAGCGAAGAGTCGTGTGCCTGTGACAAACTCAATACTGTGTTTTGTCTCGTTTTCTACTGCAATGCCGGATTGATTGATAAAGTGCTTCGCCTTGAGCATTAGTTCTAATGACTGTCTTTCCGATGGGGATGTGATAACGACGAGGCCTTCACTCGTTACCTCTCCAGTGTGTGCTGCCTTGATAGAAACTGTGGTGCTCTTCCCTACTTGCCGAGAACAATTAAGAATAATGTTTCTATCCGTTGCGTTGAGTAAATCAGCTTGCCACGGATCCGGTTCAAAGCCATATTTCTTTGCATACTCCGCGGCATATTTTGCCTTGAAGACCTCATCTAATAGCTCATTCATACAGCTCATTCAATCTTTCCTCCGCCCCGGGGAACTCTTTCATAACCTTGATTACGGCATCTCTGAACTTTATAAACTCTGGGTGGCGTTGTATATCCGTTTGCTGCTGCTGCCTTACCTCAGATGCTATTTTTACCAGCGTATCGACGACCTTTATCTGTTTATCTATAGCATGTATTGCTAGTGCCGGATTATCTTCGGCTTTCTGCTGTATGGTGTATAGGTCTTGTTTCATCCTATGTAAATCATTGAGCAGGTTTTGTCCTAGGTTCTCTTCCGGCTCAATCTCTGCCAGCTCTTGTGCTCGATCATCTTTTGCCGTTTCCTTCACATCTTCTGCGAGCAGCTTTTGTTTATATCTATGTACCGACGATAGTGCTATGCCATACGTTTCTGATATTTTTCGTATCGGCACATTTTCCCGCAGTGCGTCTATTATTTCAGACCGTTTCGGATGTTTGTCGATTACGCTTTTACGAGCCATTTTCTCCTCACAGATTCATAATACTTTATTGTTGCAATTAACCCTTGTTCCAGCGACACCCTCGGGTGCCAGTGTAACAACTTCCTAGCTAAAGTGATATCGGGCTTTCTTCTGCACGGATCATCTATCGGCAAGTCTTTATAGACAATGTTGCTCTCCGTATTACTCATAGATACAATACGTTCTGCCAAATCCTGGATTGTGTACTCCGTTGGGTTACCAAGATTGATGGGTCCTATACAGGCCGAGTCCATCATCTTTGTCAATCCGCCTATCAAATCAGAGACGTACATGAAACTCCGTGTCTGTGAACCGTCGCCATAGATTGTAATATCCTCACCGTTGATAGCTTGCATAATGAAATTGCTTATCACCCTTCCGTCTTCCGGGTCCATGCGAGGACCGTAGGTATTGAATATACGAACGACCTTCACGTCCACGCCATATTCTCTGTAGTAATCGAAACACAGTGTTTCGGCAGCTCTTTTGCCCTCATCATAACACGCTCGAGGCCCTATACAATTCACATTTCCCTTGTACCTTTCTTTTTGTGGGTGCTCGAGCGGATCCCCGTATACCTCGCTAGTAGATGCCTGTAGAATTTTCGCTCCTGTCTCTTTTGCTATCTCTAACAGATTTCTTACACCAATTACCGAGGTTAGAAGTGTGTCTATAGGTTTTTCCCGGTAATGTTTCGGAGAAGCAGGACAAGCAAAATTGTAAATCTCGTCGAGCTCAATATGACTAAACACTCCTACTGGGGCAAAGCGAATATCACCCTTGTGGAAATTGACACTCACCCCCTCTATGTTTTCCAATTTCCCAGTCGATACATTATCTATGCAATACACGGTGTGTCCTTGTTGAGCAAGCACCCTGCACACGTGTGAGCCGAGAAACCCCGCTCCACCTGTCACCAATATTTTTTTCATACAACCTCCTCAGCTATGTAGTCCATCGTTCCCCCCGTTGAATAACTGGCGGCTTTTGCATGATTTTAAGCAACATGTCATATAATGCCGTCCCCGGCTTTAATGTGATAAAAAGCTTTTTATTATTTATTCGTACGTCCTTTATCTCGTGTATCATTTCAGTTGCATCTATGTTTATTTCCAAATTTAATGAATCATCCATCACATCTAAATACCAATGCTCATCATCGTCCGTTAAAAACCAACTGCTTTTTGTACTCATCACCCCTCCTTGCTTTTCTGTGCTAAACTGGCTATATGCCCCTTCACCTTCTCGATATACTCCAATGCCTCCTCGTCACTTATTTTAGGCTCTTCCAACTGTTTCAATCTATGGCGAGGCAGTT